ACCAGGGTCGCATCCAGCAAACGCTTCGCCTTTAATATCTTCTGGAATGTCAATAACATCTGTATCCTGTAGTGTGTAAATCTGACCCTCAAATACGGAAAATGAGGCTAAATATTCTTGTTCGAACTCTGACTTTGACATTGATCGACGCGCTTCAGCAACGTCTGACTCAGCCATGCGAGTATTCTCAGTGTAATCTGCTTGCAGCGAGATCCACTCGGGGAAACCTGGATCAAATCCACGATTCCAAAATTGCGAAAACCAATTGTTACGACCACGAGGTGTGGAGATAAAAATAGCTTTTGCTTGTGGCTTGTCTAGTGTAGGTCTTAAGGCAACATTAAAAGCTGCCTCGCCGCCTTCACCTAGTGCAGCCTCATCAAATATAATTAAATCATACGATCTACCAACAGTACTATCAACGGTACTAAGAGAACCCATACGAATGGTACTACCGTTGTTGAGTTCGATAATTTTGTCTTTGAGGTTGTCGCGCGCAACTTCGAGGTCGAAGTGTTTGATAAGTTTACGTTGGAGTTCAAATGAGATTGACGAAAGGTTATAGTTAGGTGAAATAATCAACACGTTGCTACCAGGAACAAGTGTAACCAATTGACCGATAATATTGGCAATGTAAGTTTTGCCTAGGCGTCGTGCAAGAGCTGCACAGATAAACCTGTACTTGGGATCGTTGACTGCGTTTATGAGTGCAATCTGTGGACGATTGATTGTATCGTATACATCTAGCAGCTTTAAGTAATTTGTGATGGGTAGCTTAATAAACCGCTGTTGAGGGTCTATTTCTGTAATAGCATCTACATTGATATCTGGTCGTGAGACTAGGAGCATTATTAATTCCAATACTTACTTGAGTCTAACTTGTCCCAGTAAGCTCTATTATTTCTGTTTAAAAAGTTTTGTATTAAATATTTGGTCATACCAAAATAACCCATCTTGCGAAATCGGCGGGAGTCTTGTCCAAAGTAGTGATTAAGTAACTTAAACTTGTTAACACTATACTTGCGACTCAGGAAGTAATCTTCACTAGTAGCAAACTGTTCAGGAAATCCGCCTAGTTCTTCAAACTTGTCACGGCGCGTTAACATAAATGCACCAACTGCAAATGGTGAAAAGTATTTTAATACGTGGTTTATTACATTAAATATTGTAAAACCAATTTGTGCTCGAATATCGCCGTCATAACACTTGGCATTTAATCCAACCAAGTCTAAGTTTTCGGCTTCCATAACACTAACTGCGTCGTGTATTACTGTAGACTTAAAAAAGCGTACATCTGCGTCGATGAATAGTATATAAGGTGTTGTTACTAATTGAGCACCATTATTTTTAGCCGTTGAAACTGGTCCGCCTTCAATAACTTCAATGTTAAGGCGTGGTCGATACAAGTCTATTACGCTACGAGTCTTGTCTGTAGAGCAATCAGCCACAATAATCTTAGTAAAGCCTACTTCTTGAGCTATTAGGTTATCTAATAAGTGCGCAATATAGCTTTCCTCATTTTTCGAGGGTATTACTATTGTTATTTTCTCGCTTAGGTTCATCACTACTCCTTGTCCATGTTACGATTTCCCAACGTCCATCGTGATGTTCTACAAGTGCAGTACATGACTCCACCCAGTCTCCGTCATTCATGTATGCGACACCATCAATCTCTTTAATTTCTGCGTGATGAATATGTCCACATATTACACCATCATATCCACGTTTTTTACAGTAACCAGCTAAGTTCTGCTCAAACTTAAACATAAAGTCTACGGCTTTTTTGACCTTGTGCTTAAGGAACTTGCTAAGGCTAAAGTACCCAAAACCCAAACGACGACGTATCCAATTATATTTAGAGTTGAGTGATAAAACTGCGTCATATGCCTTGTCTCCTAAAAACGCTATCCAAGGCGCTAAACGAGTAATCCCGTCAAATAAGTCGCCGTGTGTTACTAAGTAGTGCTTGCCATCAGCACCTATGTGTTCAATTTGATTGTGTATTTCTACTAGTCCGAAACTGAAACCATAAGGTATCATGGGTCTTAAAAACTCATCATGATTGCCTGCAATGTAAACAACACGGGTTCCACGTTTAGCATGACCTAGTACGCGTCTGACTACTGAAGTATGGGATTGTTTCCAACGCCACTTATTTTGTTGGATTCTCCAAGCGTCAATAATATCACCAACTAAATAAAGTGTTTCGCACGTGTTGTGCTTTAAAAAATTGTTTAAGCGGTCTGCTTGACAATCACGAGTGCCTAAGTGTACATCGCTAATAAATATTGAGCGATACGTGGTAGGCAACATTAAACACCTTCGCCAGTAATTAGGCGCTGCACTAGTTGTGAGTACTTTGATCCATCTAGTGCGTCATTGATTTGAACATTAACTTGCTTTTGTGGGCCAACGGCTTGTTGCGCTTTGGCTAGCTGAATCTCGCGGTCCATTAAGTCCATGGACATTTTGTGTGACATTTGCAGTAATTCAGCAATGTCTTTGGTTGACCCAGTTTGCGATTCTTCCAACTCCGAAAACTTTTGTTTGATTAGCGCATCCATGGCACGTCGCATCAAAAATCTGTTGTTATAGCCACTATCAAAGAAAACGGAGTCAATATATGATTTTACTTCACGTTTAGCTAATAAGTTAGTTACCACTTCGGGATCTAGATCTAATTCTTGGGCGACAGCGCGTGCATCATTAAGTTGCAGGTAGGCATTGGCAACTTCTAGTGCTTCGGGGCTGATGCGTACAGTTTCTGCAGGTAAATGAGTAGTCATAGTTGTGTCCTTTTGTGTTGATTATACCAGTTTAGGTAGATTTAGGCAAGTGTGGATTTTGGCACCCAAGGCAGTTTGGAAATTTTCCTTAAATAGGCCGTGTCGGTGGGTCCATATACCCTAGGGGGTATACTAGTCTAATAACCGCCCTATACCCCCTAGGGTATAATTTGAAAATCAAAGTATTCAATTTCAATTGTCAATTAGGGAATCTACCTATGTTGTATTTCAACACACTTGATTTATTCTAGGTTATTCGTGTATAATAGACAACATGATGACAAGGGAAACCAACATGAAATTACTAACAGAAATTTTGCAAGCAATTTTGTTTGTTGCAATAACCTTTTCACCATTATGGGTTTGGCTTGCAATGATGAAGCCTTTGTGATATAATTTAATTTTAAGGAAATCAAAATGAAAACATTGAACTACACTCCAGAGCAAACTGCTCGCATGGTTGCCGACTATCAGGCAGGCACTAGCGTTGAAATGATTGCAGAATCATTCGGCAAAACTGTTCGCTCGGTTGTTGCAAAATTGAGCCGTGAAAAGGTTTATGTTGCTAAGGCATACAAAACAAAATCAGGTGAGACACCGATTAAAAAAGATACTCACGCTGATTTTATTGGTGAGGCTTTGAGCTTGAGCGAGGCTGATACGGAATCATTAACCAAGGCTAACAAGGTAGCATTGGCTAAGATTGCCGAATTTATCAAGGCTGAAAAGACCTTGTAATCAATAGGGGCTTTGCCCCTATCTTGTTTTATCTGATATAATAAACCTATGAAAAATTTTGAAATTGTTGAAAGCTACTTAGCTAAAAAATACCCTAATAGACCTTATGCTATTCGCAATGGTAATGATTGCGTTTGGGTTTCTATGGGTTTGGTTGAAATGTACTTTATTGTACGCAATGGTACAATTATAGATATTCAGGTTGACTAATGATTAGATCAGATAAAACAAGATTGTTCCAGCTTATGCTTCAAGATGAATTCAAATTGAAGCATAGGGTTAACTTTGCGAAAAACAAGGTTATCCGTTTTGATGGTGACCCTTGCATGGGAATGTATGAGGGAACAAAATTTTCAGAAAAAAAGATAGCGCACAAGATTAGGCTTTCCACTAGCGAAATAAAATCAGACAAGCAATTATTTTGTACACTTGCGCATGAGTATGTTCATGCATGGCAAATGGAAAACAATCAAGATTTAGGTCACGACACAAAATCAGGTTTCACCCAATGGCGTGATTATTTCAACAAAAATTATAGGGTAGATTTGGTTTCATTTTGAATACTCAGGTTTGCAGAAAAAATTGAATACTCAGGTATTCAGGTCTGCGCCGCAGCGAAGTAAGCACTCACTTCGGTTTGCGCCAAAATTATACCATAATTTTGGAGCCTGTGTCAATAGGTGTTTACCCCTATGTTGTATTTTCACACACATGGTTTTTAGGCGGTTTTGTGTGTATAATGGGGCAATAACAGAAAAGGATTACAGAATGGCTAAAATTAAAAAGGTTTCAATTTATGACATGGATGGGACAATCGTTTGTTCTTTGCATAGGTATCGCACTATTGTAGATAATAATGGCGAGAGAATAGATTTAAATTATTGGAGAGAAAATCAAGATTTAGCCTTGAATGATTCTCTATTACCATTAGCCGAACAATATAAAGAGGATTTAAAAAATGAATCGTGTTATGTCATTATTGCTACTTCCCGTGTTCTTAATACCCCTGATTATACATTTATTAGTCAGATATTGGGCGATCCTGATTATATTATTTCAAGACCTGAGAATTCTAATATCTCTGGCGGTTTATTAAAAATTAATGGTTTGGCTAAATTCTTTAATTTGGTTACATTTAAAGATGCTGAATTTACATTTTACGAAGATAATACAGATTATCTAAAAGCGGTTTGTGACAGATTTAATATAAGGGGTGTATATGTACCAAGTAAACAAGGGCATTAATGTTGATTATGCCGAGACATTAATAAAAGATTTTTTAGCCGAAGGCTTAAATCTTTATGATATATCGGAAATAATGCAAATACCAGTAAGGCAGATTTTAGATATTTTGATTCGCAAAATA